AAGTGGCTGGACCTGGTCGTCGTCGGCAAGACCCGCGAGCGGATCGCCGCCGAGCGATCGAGCCGCAAGAGCACACCCGACTATGAGGCCGAGCGCAAGCAGGAGGAGGAGCGCCGGGCGCAGGTGACCCGGGTGCAGCGTCTGGCGTCGCCGCACTTCGCCGGCCTTTTCGCCGGCATGGCCGACTGGAAGATGATCAAGCTGATCAACGCCGCCGTGAATGAGCCCTTCTACGGCTACCAGAGCGCCGTCAATCCGGCGCTGCCGGACAGCGCCAGCTACTTCGCCTTCGACGACAAGAAGCTGAAGCCGGCGGAGCGGGTGCGGCTGTACCAGCTGCAGTGCGCCTATGACGCCATCCCGAACCTGGTTGGCGGCAAGGCGTGGCGCAAGGGCACAGCCGCCGTCTTGAAGGCGATCACCGGCAGCGCCCAGGCCTTGGGCGTCCGTCTGCCCGATGGCTGGGAGAAGGCCGAAGACACGACCGTCCCCAGCGAGCAGACGCTCGAGCGCCGGCAATTCGCGGCGGAGCAGGGCGTCGACGAGTCTGAGGTGGTGGACTTGGAGGCGGAGGATGGCCCAGCCGAGTGACAGCCTCACGATCGGGGCGGACTGAGAGTCTGATGGCCACCATCACCCTCGGCCATTCGGGCCGCAAGGCGATTGTCCTTGATCTGCCGACGCTCCTCCGGACGCGGCTCCTCGTCACCGCCAACAGTGGCGGGGGCAAGAGCTGGCTCCTGCGCCGGATCGCTGAGCAGCTCTTCGGCAAAGTCCAGGTCATCCTCATCGACCCCGAGGGCGAGTTCCCGAGCCTGCGCGAGGAGTACGGCTACGTCCTGGTAGGCCTGGGCGGGGAGACGCCAGCCGATGTCCGGTCGGCACCGCTGCTGGCCCACAAGCTGATGGAGCTCAAGGCCTCGGCGGTGTGCGACCTCTTCGAGATGAAACCGAAGGACCGGCATGCCTGGGTGCGACTCTTCATCGACGCGCTGATCGACTCGCCCAAGGCCCTGTGGCACCCGATGGTCGTGATCGTCGACGAGGCGCAAATGTTCGCCCCCGAGAAGGGCCAGGGCGAAAGCGAGGCCGCCGAATCTATGCGGGCGCTGGCCGGCCGTGCCCGCAAGCGAGGGATCGGCCCGATCCTGGCCACTCAGCGGCTGAGCCAATTGGACAAGGGCGTGAGCGCCCTGATGCTCAATCGGCTGATCGGGATGCACTTCGAAGACATCGATGTCGAGCGGGCCCTGAACCTGCTGTCGATCGCCGGCAAGGCCGAACGGCTGCAGGCAACCAAGGACATGCGTACATTCGAGCCCGGGACCTTCTGGGCCTTCGGCCGGGCCCTGTGCCTCGAGCGGACGCTCTTCAAGGTCGGGCCGATCCAGACTACGCATCCCGACGTCGGGGCCGAGGTCCAGATCTCCGCGCCGCCGCCGGCGCCGGAGAAGGTCAAGAAGCTCCTGCCGGCATTGGCCGATCTCCCCAGGCAGGCCGAGGACCAGGCGAAGGACATGACGTCCGCCCGCCAGCGCATCGCCGAGCTCGAGCGCGAGCTGCGGGCCCGGCCGGTCCAGATCCAGCCCGAGCGTGTCGTCGAGCGCGTGGAGATCCCGGTCTTCTCGGACGGTGAGCTGAGCCGACTCGAGGCTGCGGCCGCAGCGCTGGTGGCTAGCGGGAAGCAGATCGCCCGCGTGGGAGTGGAGATCGGGACGGCACTGACAGTACGGAGCAGACAGGAGTTCGCTTCGGCCCACAGGTTGCCGGTCGCTCACCCGGTTCCTGTTCGTCCCCTGCCAGCGCGTGAGCCTCGTGTTGTAGCGTCGCCAACTGCGGGCCTCTCGAAAGCCAAGCGGCGGATCCTATCCGTCCTGGCCCAGTACCCCCAGGGACGAACCCAGACGCAGGTGGCGCTGCTGACGGGCTACGCGTCGACCGGCGGCGGCTTCCTGAACGAGATCGGAGCCATGCGAAAACCAGAGGTGCACTGGATCGAGGGGGACAAACAGCGGCTAACAATCACCACCGAAGGCATGGCGGCCATTGAGGGAGTTTGGGAACCCCTGCCGCCTCCCGGCCCCGAGCTGCTTGACTACTGGTTGCGAAGGCTTCCTAAGGCCGAAGGTCTGATCCTGAAGACGTTGGGCGAGGTCTATCCCTCGACGCTCTCGAAAGAGGAGATCGCCGAGCAGACGAGCTACGTGGCCACCGGCGGCGGCTTCCTGAACGCGCTCGGAAAGTTGCGGACCCTGGAGCTCGTGAGGGGCTCGCAGTCGCTGAGTGCGAGTGAGGATCTCTTCGAATGACCGAGACACCGCAGAGTGACAGCCGCGTCCGTCCTGATGATCTGGCCACCAGCTGGGAGGCCTATCCCCGCGACCAGCTGGCCGAGACGCTGCGCCACGCGCACGGCTACGGCCGCAACGCACCGCCCACGCTCCAGACGCTTCAGCGTGTCGCCCGCGCCGTCCCCCTGGCCAACCGATCAACGCGCTACAGCTGGACCGACCACCGGCGCCGGCTCTACTGGCGCGCGCTGATGGACGTCACCGGCGTGCTCCTGTGCATCCTGATCGCTCTGCTGTGGGTCGTGCAGTCGCAGGCCGGGCACTGATGGGGTTGTGCCGCCCCAGCATTCCGTGGCAAGATGGGGTCGACCTCCGGGAGGGTCGATCCCCCATGGACGCCTACTGGTCCGAGCTGATCCGCGCCGTCGAGCAGGTCGATCAGGCGGCGATCGCGGCCGCGGCCGCGCTGATCTTCCAGTCCTGGGAGCATGGCGGTCGGGTGGTGGTGTTCGGCAACGGCGGCTCGATGGCCACCGCCTCGCACCTGGCGGCCGACCTCTCGAAGTGGACGGAGCACGAGGACGGCCGAACCTATCGGGCCATCCGGGCCGTGGCGCTCGACAGCCTGCCGATCCTGACGGCCTACGCCAACGACGACAGCTTCGGGGTCGTCTTCGGGCGGCAGCTGCGGAACGTGCTGGACGTCGGTGACGTGGCGCTGGCAATCTCTTGCAGCGGGCGGTCGGCCAACATCATCGCCGGCCTGATCGCCGCTCGCCAGGTCCGGGCCAAGACGATCCTGATGACCGGCGACATCCTGCGGATCGCGGCGCTGACCTTGGCCGACGTCGTCATCCCGGTCGAGGCCCGCGACATCCGGATCCAGGAGACGATGCACCTGGCCATCGGCCAGCACCTGGCTGGCGTTCTGCGTGCGAGGATCGAGGAGGGGATGACATGAGCGATGGACGTCTGCTTCGGGTGCTCGAGCTCGTCGGGCGCAACTGGTGGCACTACTGGTTTCTCGGGTTGTTGATGATCGTCGTCGGCTTGGTGGTCGAGACGAATCTGAGCAGCGGGGGAAGCGCAGCGGCCGCGGCGCTCATTCTCGGAGGGCTCGTATTCTGCCTCTTCGGGGCAGCGCTGGGTGAGATTGATACTGCCATCGGCAAGGTGCGCCGGGATGGCGGTGCGTGGGAGGAGCGGAAGTGATGCACTTCACACCGGAGGGCCGCAGCTCGCAGCACGCCGGCGCGTTGAGAGCCTCTGGCTCAAGCCGGGGAGCGTTATGCCGCCGAGGATGGAGCTCCGATGAAAGCGCTTAGTTTGCATCAGCCCTGGGCCTCGCTGGTCGCGCTCGGGGAGAAAACGGTGGAGACGCGCTCCTGGGGAACCAAGTACCGCGGCCCGCTGGCGATCCATGCCTCGCTGAGTCATGCCGGCGACGACCTGATCGTGGGCAGCGTCGAGCCGTTCGCTTCGGCCCTGGCCCGGCATGGCATTGCCCGCAGCCTGGAGCTGCCCCGAGGCTGCGTCCTGGCGATCTGCGTCCTCGAGGAGGTCCACGAGATCGACCACGCCTTCGCCAGCAACTTCTCCGACCAGGAGATCGCCTTCGGTGACTGGTCCGCCGGCCGCTTCGCCTGGATGCTGGCGGACGTGACGCGCCTGGCGGTCCCGATCCCGGCCCGCGGGCGGCAGGGGCTGTGGGATTGGACGCCGGTCTGATGCCCTTCCACCGGGAGCGCTATCCCGATGATTGGGAAGAGATCAGCCTGGCCATCCGCCAGCGGAGCGGGGGGCGCTGCGAGTGCACCGGCGAATGCGGCTTGCATCGCAGTCATCCCGGCCCGCGTCGCTGCGAAGAGCGCCAGGGCGAATCGGCCCGCTGGGCGCGTGGCAAGGTTATCCTCACTGTCGCCCATCTCAATCACGACACGAGCGACAACAGCCCGGGCAACCTGAAGGCGATGTGCCAGCGGTGCCATCTGCGCTATGACGCGCCTTTGCATCGCCGACATGCAGCCGAGACACGGCGCCGGGCCCGCATCGACGCCGGCCAGATGGAGCTGCTGGAGGGTGAGGTTCGGCATGACTGAGACTCTTCTTCTCGCGGTCGCCCAGCTCTCCCCGCATCCGGACAACCCGCGGCGTTTCTACCTGCCCGAGGAGATCGAGGCGCTGGCGACGTCCATTCTCGAGATGGGGGGAGTAGAGCTCCCCCTACTCGTCGTTCCGGATGGCCAGCTGCCCGATGGGCGCGAGCACTACCTGGTGATCGACGGCAATTACCGCCTGGTGGCGGCGCAGTCGCTCGACGGCCGGGCACCGCGCCTCAAGTGCGAGATCCGCCCTGGGCTCTCCCGGCGAGACATCTTGCTGACGATGGCCAGGACCTCGGTGCTGTGGTTCGCCAAGGATCCCATCAGCGAGGGCCAGCACTACCGGAAACTGATGACCGAAGAGAGGATGCCGAAGAACGCCATCGCCCGCCAGGTCGGTCACTCGGAGGCATCGATCACGGCTCGCCTGCGCCTGCTCGATCTCGATCCCGAGATCCAGGAGCTGGTGGCCACCGGCCAGCTGACGAAGGACCCGCGAGCGGCCGATGCCCTGCTCTCGGTTCAGGAGCCTAAAGCCCGCGTGGCGCTGGCCGCTCAGTTGGCGAGGCGGAAGGCAACCATCAAGTCGATCGTGGCCGCGTGTGAGCGGTATCGCCAGATGCAGGCCGATCAGGAGAAGCAGGGGCGGGTGCAATCGGCCCGCCGGAAGGGAAAGCCGCCTTCGATTGCCCTGGCCATCGAGGCCCTGGGCGATGAACTTCCCGATGGTCGTGCATCGGCTTTGCGCCCTGTGGCCCGGGCGGTCTGCCAGGCCTGCGAGATCCGTGAGGGCTCGTTGCCTGACGTCGCCGAGCCGGCCTGGGAGCTGCTGACCCACGCCGCCGGCGAGACGTGCGCCGCCTGCAATCTCGCCTCTGTGACGGCTGCCTGCCAGGGGTGCCCTCTTCCGGAAACGCTCATCCGCCTGGCGCGCGTGACAGTCGGAGCGGGCAAGTGACGGAGGTCGATCGCATGGTCGAACTGGCGGTGGCCTTCGGGCGGCTGCAGGGCGGCACGGATCCGCGCTTGGTCTCCCGCTCGATGGGCGATCGAGAGATCGCTCTCCTGCGCAGGGCGATCGACTCGCGGAAGGTAGCGAGAAAGCCGGGAGCGAACCGCTGGACGGAGGAGGAGATGGCCTTCGTCCGCCAGACGCTCGGATACCTGGGGCTCGAGGAGATCGCCGGCTTGCTGGGTCGGTCCAAGATCGCGGTCAAGATCCTCTACACCCGCAAGGGCTGGCCGGCGCCGTCGAAGCAGCCGCATGAGCTCACGGCTCACAAGATCTCCGTCATCATGGGGAAGTGCGTCAAGACGATCGTCTACATGATCGAGCTCGGCATCCTGCCCGGGCGGATCATGCCGGGCAGCCTCCGGAAGATTTACTTGGTCCGCCGGATGAGCTTCGAGATTTGGCTGGTCAACCCGGCCAACTGGATCTACTTCAAGCACGAGAAGATGCGGGACGATCGGCTCCGCCGGCTGGTCGAGCTGGCCAAGAGCCGCTGGCCGGACGAGTGGTTGACCACGGGCCAGGTCGCGAAGCTGGTTGGCCTCAAGGAATCGAATGCTGTCGAGGCGCGCATCAAGCGCGGCCAGCTTCCGGCGCGCCGATGGGCCAACTGGCACGTCCTCCGCTCGGACGCCGAGAGGATGCAGATCGTTCCGGGCAGGGGATCGCCTGGCCGCTCGCGCTTGCCCTTCACGGAGCGCGGGGACAGCTTTCTGCAGTTCGCCCGCGCCGAGGGCAAGGGTTGGGCCGAGATCGGGCGGCTGATGGGCCCGCGCTACAGCGAGAAGCGGGCGCCTAACCGATGGCGCCAGCTGCAGAGGCGCTGGCAAGGCAGCCCCGCTACGCGTTAGGATACGGGATAATGGCCAAGCGTAAAAGCAGGGCCCATCGCAAGCCGAAGCCGAACACGAGTAGCGCGCGCAGGCGACCGGCGGCCAGCGCCGAGCTCGGGCCGCTCGATGCCGAGGTGGATGCTGTGAACCAGGCTGCCCGCGTGGCGCAGCTGCTGCCCAAGTGAGAGGACTGGAAGCGCGGAAATGCCGGTAACGCAATTCTCGGGTAAGAGAGCACGCGCCGTTCTGCATGAGCGCCGGGCGCTGGCGCTGCGGACGACAGGCCTCTGCTATGCCCGGATCGCCGAGGCGATGGGCCTTTCGGAGTCCGGCGCCCGCATGTGCGTTGTGCGCGCCATCGGTCGCCTCGAAGCCGAGGTGAGCGAGGCAGCGAGCGAGGTCAAGCGCCTGGAGCTCGAGCGCCTCGACCGGATGCAGACAGCGCTCTGGGCGAAGGCGGCCAAGGGCGACACCAAAGCGATCGATTCATCCTTGCGAGTGATGGAGCGTCGGGCTCGTCTCGTGGGCCTGGATGCGCCGATCCTGTTCAACTGGCGGAAGGATGCTGAGCGAATGGGGATCCCAGTGGCCGAGGTCTTCGACCAGATGGTCGGCGCCGCCCTGCGCGAGATCGAGCAGGCGAGCGAAGAGGATGACGGGCAGCAGGCAGGAACGCGCCGGCCGTGACGCTGCCGCGCCAGGCGCTGGAGCAGATGCAGGCAGAGGCATGGCTCGAGGCCAAGCGCAGGCATCGCACACTGCGGCAACGGGCACAGGAGCTGGGGACCTGGCCACAACTCAGGACGGCGCAGGTCGAAGCCTGGCTGGCGGCCGGGGCGCCCTCAGCCTCCGACCGCAAACGCTACGAGGCCGTCAAGCCCACGACCGGCTACTTCAACCGTTTCACCCGCAAGTTCTACGCGCCGCACACCTTGGAGGAATGGAAGTTCATCACCGAGGATTCCCCCCGCTGGTGGCTGCTCAAGGGCGGCTGGCGTTCGGGGAAGTCGGTGGCGCTGGTGATCAAGCTGCTCGAGCGCCTGCGCCGCGGCTGTCCGTCGATCATGGTCTCGCCCGACACGCCCCACTTTCGTCGCAGCCTGTGGATGGAGTTCGAGCGCTGGTGTCCCTGGCACCTTGTCAGCCGGCACTGGGTGAGCCGGGGGATCATCGAGTTCCGCACGGGTGGGCTCCTGCTCTACGGCGGCATCGATGACCCGACCGCCTGGGAGGGGCCGACCGCCAACTTTGTCGCCTTCGATGAGGCCCGCCGGAAGGAGCCTGACACGCAGGGCAAGAAGCAAGGCGACGAGGCGATGAAGGTCCTGATGTCCAGGGCCTCGGTGACCGGACCGAATGGCGAGCCGGCCCAACTGGCCCTGGCCACGACGCCGGCGATGCACTGGCTGAACCGCTACTTTGGGGGCGTGGGTCCGGCCGGGATCATCCATTCAGGGCCGGACGCGATGGGCGGGAACGACCCGCTGGCCAATTTCAAGGCCGAGGCGCGGGTGACGACCCTCGACTCGGAGGACAATGCCGCCAACCTGACGGACGGCTACATCGAGAAGCTGTCGACTGGCCTTACCGAGGAGGAGCGGCGCGTCAACCTGGGGGCCGAGTGGCTCGAGCTGGGAACTTCGACGCACTCCCTGCCGTCCATGCAGATCTGGGCCCAGGCCAGGGAGACCATTCCGCCACTGGACCGGAAGACCCAGCTGGTGGTGGCGGCCGATGCGGCCGTTGGCCGTCTTTCGGGAATGCCGGACTGTTTCGGCCTGCTCGGGGTCTCGCGCCACTGGTCGCGGCACGATGATGTCGCCGTGCGGCTGACGCGCAAGTGGCAGGCCCGGCCCGGGACCCAGCTTGACTTCCACGCCGAGGATGGGCCGATCGCGACGCTACGTGCCTGGTGCCGCGACTACTCGGTGATCACCGTGGTCTATGACCCGCACCAGCTGCACTCGGACATGACGGCGCTCAACAAAGAGAACGTGGCCTGGATGCAGGAATTCAGCCAGGGCGACAAGCGGCTGGACGCCGACCGGGCGCTCTTCGACCTGATCCTCCGCAAGGGGTGCGCCCATGACGGCGATCCTGACCTGCGGGAGCACATCGCCAACGCCAACAAGAAGATGGACGCCGACGGCCGCCGCCTGCGGATCGTAAAGCGGGACGACGGGCTAAAGATCGATCTAGGAGTTTGTCTGGCCATGGGTGCATTCGAAATATTGAGACTCAACGTTTGACCGAGGAGGTCTGATGCCCTACCACCTGCGAGAGCGCCAGGCGGCCTGGTGCCGCTGCGGCAAAGCGGCGACCCACGAGGTCCGCAATGAGCGCAACGACGTGATGGACTGGTGCTGCAAGCCCTGCGGCGAACGGCGGCTGGCCGAGCGGCTGGCCGAGCGGAGGGCGGCCGAGGCCGTCGAGAAGCTGCCGCCACCGATGGCGGTCTGATGAACGACAGCCGCCGCTTTGAGCTGGTGCGCATCGAAGACATGGGCGGCGTATCCGGGACGGGCGTCGTCGCCGAGGGCATCCAATTCACCGATGGCGTGGCGGTCCTGCGCTGGGTGTCAGGATACCGGTCGACGGCTGTCTATGCTTCGATGGCGGACATCGAGGCCATTCATGGGCACGAGGGCCGGACCTACGTCCGCTGGCTGGATTGATTTCCTTCTTGCGCCTGGCGGGGGCGGATGCTACGCTGGGCGCTGATCACCGGGAACCTCATCGGGAGAGAGGGAGCCTATGAGCAACCACCGACGCCATCAGCGCCGCTTCAATGCACGCCCGGCCAGCCTCGTGCGGCGCGCGCCGCCCAAGGTGGTCAGCAAGGATGGCCACCTCGACTCGATCCTGTGCCCCTTTTGCGAGCCGTCCCACCAGGTCTACGTCGGGGTGCCGGCGGCCTGTGGCACCGAGCTGGAGCTGACGGCGGTGCAGGCCACCTACCGCAACATGACCTGCGAGCTGTGCAAGAAGACCGAGGGCACGCTGGTCCGGGTGCACGGGCACTACGTCCACGCCATGCCCTGCACGCCGGGCAAGCGCCTCTACACCGAGACGCCCAAGCGTAGCTGGACAGCGGCGCTCGCCTGGAAGCTGCCTGCCCGCATCCAATCCTGGAATGCTCGGCGCAGCCTCCGTGCCCCCGTCCAGCTCTTCGGCGAGAAGGGCGAGCCGCGCGGCTTCGGCTGGCAGGACGTGACCTTCGAGGTCGGGCTGGACACAATCAACCGGCTGCGCCTGTCGCACGGGCCGAAACCTGACGGCCGGCGACCAGGGACCGGACCGCTCACGCTTCAGGATCCAAGGGCCATGGACCTCATCCGGGCGGCTGCCGAGGAAGACAAGCGGCCTGGGACATTCGACGCATGACGGAGGCCGCGCATGGCTGACGGCAACGACGGTAACACCCGGCTCATCCAGGCGCCTGCCCCGCCGCCGCCCACCGACGTCGTGGCGGCTTCGGTTGTCGCCCCGCCCACCAACGTCTTCGAGGCCCGGGCCGGGTCGCCTTTCGTCTTCTGGATGGCGTCCGTCGCCGACACGGTCATGCCCTGGGGCCAGGACGTGGTGCGCCGCGACAAGCAGCTGCGCGACTTCTGGACCCAGGAGCCCTTCCTGGCCGGCGCGATCTACACCGTCTGCATCTCCAACGCCGCCTTCAAGTGGCGGGTGGTCGGGCCGAAGGCGACAGCCGGCGCCGTCCAGAACATGCTGCACCACGCGCAGCTGGGGGAGGGTTGGCATTCGTTCATCACCCGCCTCTCTCTGGATCTCTTGACTCAGGACAATGCCACTTTTATCGAGGTCATCCGCGCCGGCGATTCCCCATCGGCGCCGGTGCTGGGCATCCAGGTTCTGGACTCGGCGCAATGCGTGCGGACCGGAGTGCCCGACACGCCAGTGATCTACACCGATCGCCAGGGCCGGATGCACAAGATGCGCTGGTACCAGGTGATCCCGTTCTCCGAATTCCCGTCGACGATCGAGAGCATGTATGGGGTGCAATACTCAGCCGTGACCCGCGTGCTGCGGGCCGCCCAGGTGCTGCGCGACTACTCGCTCTACAAGGGCGAGAAGGTCGGT